GTTCTGGAGATGTCAGGGTGTCATCATTTCGACCCCCTCCCCCATCTTACCAAATCCGCCCATCACCTGCCCTTAGTCTTCGCATTATGACACGAACGGCAGATGGATTGCAAATTTCGCCAGTCTGTACGCATCGGATCACTGACTCCATTGAACGGGATGATGTGGTCTACGTCGTCTGCCGTGGCGTCCTTGCAGACCTCGCACATGGGATAGGATTGCCGCTTCAGCTGGCTGATCCGTTCCCATTCGCCACCGTATCCACGCTGCTGTTTCGTGCCGCGTGCCCGCGTAGTTGCCTTTGATCGGAATGACTTCGGTGATGTGGGCATGCGTTGTGATCCCTTGCAATAGCTATCCTACCGAGTACATTAGTCCGGCACCGTGGTGACCTGTCCCGCTAGCTCCGGGGCACATCTGAAAGCCGGCTGGGTTTCTTCCGTTCCCAGCCGGCTTTCCGTCATTCTGTTTCCTCTGATCCCTCTGATCCCCAGACCCAATCTTTGATCAGCTCCGTCAGGAACGGCATCAGGATCAATCGCCAGATCATGGAGATGACGAACCCCGACGGAATAATCCCGACAGACTGCAGGTCTTGGAACGCCAGTTTGGCTGAGTATTTCAATGACACCTCGCGAGAGGCTGCTGCGTGTACGTTACCGCAGATCAGTGCCTGCCGTCTGAGCCAGCCTGATCTGTCCAGATAGTGAGCACAATTAACTGCTCGGTCGTGATGTTTTTCTGACACCCTGGCCGTCGCTAAGGCTCGCCGGGTTAACGATCCCAACATCTTCTCCGTCATCGTCGACCTCCAGTGTCAGTGTGATGTCTGGCCCCATGATTGATATCACCACGGTATGCCCGTTGTCGAGGATCGTCAGGTAGTGCAGCGTGGTATTGATCGTGACGCCCCAATAGCTGACGTAGAGCCGGGCCGGTGGCTCGAACATGATCTGATTGTTCGCGAGTTCGATTCGCTTGTTGACGCTGTCCCACGACAGGCTGACGGCATCCGGTATGAGTTCCACGACCTGCCCAGAGATGAGTTGATCGATCAGCTTCGGGATGTTCTTTGCGACCTTGATTGTCTTGCTCGTGAGCCCCATCAGATAGGCCCGATCTCGATCAGGTCAGCTACGCCGGATGACTGCACCAGTTCGATCCCCCGCTGGCAGTCCGCTTTGTTGTGGTACGATTCGGCTGAGTCCGCCACGATGTTTCCGTTGGGCGTGCGGAGTCGCCATCGCCATTGATTGCTGGCATCTGTGTATAGTTCAAATGTCACTATGCTTCTCCTTTATTCGATGCTGATCATTTTGTGGCGTCAACACTTTTCGCCCGCCGCTGTATGACCATCCATCCTGAACAACAGTGCCACATAGAGAACACCACCAAACCACTTGGTTTCCATCCTGACTGACACGGCATCCAATACTTGTCATGTCTTTATCAATCATTCGTCGCTTCTGGCATGATGGGCACCATTCAGGCTGGCTCATAGAAGTAGACTCCATTTCGTAGCCGGCCGACTCGTCCGGGGATCTCGTGGAATACAGACGCTACTCGGTACGCGGACAATGTTTCCCGGAGCTGTCCAAGCAGGTCTGAGAATAGGAACGTGAAAACGTGTGTGACGCTGTAGGTGGCGAGGTCGACGGTTCTGGCGTCTGATTCAACGATCCGAATCTTATCAGCAAGCCCATGATCTCGGACATTTTCCCTAGCTGCCTCTGCACGTCGAGGATCGATCTCGATGCCGATGCCAGAGCATCCTGTTGATTGCGTAGCTGCAATGAGCACTCGGCCATCTCCGCAGCCAATGTCTGCAAGCACGCTGTCTGATCCCAGTTTAAGTCCTCTGATTGCTTCGTTGATTTGCTCATTGTTTGATGGTTCCTGACCGAGTTTGATACTGGACTGCCAATCGTTCTGCCGGCGTGCTCGTCGCGAATTGCACATCCGGCAGCGACCATTCCCGCAATGGAACGTATTGTCCGATTTATACGAGCCCCATTGGTCACGGAGCATAACAGAGCCACGGCGAGCAGATGGCGAGGCTGGAGTTGAGACAGCCCTGCTCGCCGTGGCATGGTCCTGGCATGCCTGCCTGATTTGTTCCGCCGTGCGGAATCCAATCAGCCGCAGATTGGTACTGCCGTCTGGTAAGATAATCTCAAACGTCGGCAGCTTCGTGATGCCACGTTTGTCCGTCGCCGCGTCGAAGTCGACGACAGTGACATCACCTTCTGCGAAGTGGCTGAGTTCTGACGACTTGAACCGGACGCAGGCAGGGCACCATGACGCGGTCCAGAATCTGATTTTCAATCCGCCAGGCAGAGCCTCCACTGCCGGTTGCTCGATGGGCGGTGGGGATTCAGGCGGCGGTGGCACATCGGCCAGTGCCTGCAGTCGATTGGTATGATCCGCGAGGACGGTCACGACTGCGTCGTGTTGCTCGACGAGCAGTGAACGCAGCGAGGCCAACCGCTCCGGGTCAGCCGATACGGTTGGTTCCGGCGGTGGGTCGATGTCCGCCAATGCGATGAGCACCCCGAGTGCGCCGAGTGTGAGCGGTAGTTTGATTCCCATGTTATGCCTCCAGTGCGGTTTTCCAGTCATTCACATCGAACGTGCGTGGCTTGACGGCTGGCATGTCAGACATGCCGATTGCGACGGTGAACTGATGGCTCATCATTTGCCGAATCGAGTTTGGCGACCATTCAGACCAGCCCTTGTTTCCCCATCGGGTTCCCCACGAGTTCATCATCCAGACGTACGGCTCACCGTTGCTGCCTTCACGTTCCGACAGGCAGAGCAGAGCGATGGCATGTCCTCCGCCTCCGGCACTGAATGATTCCAGGACGGGAGTAGACATCCCTGAACCCCATCTGATGCCGATGGAGATCGCGCCCTGTCCGCTGCCCAGGAACGTCCGCACGGACTGATATGATGTCAGTTTATACGACTCGGCAATTTTGTATCGGGCGGCGTTTTCGAGAACGTCATCGAAGAACCCCGGCCGCCGGTTATTGTATCGCGAGGGGTATGGCCACTTCGACTCTTCTGGCACGCCCTGCGACATGGCGAGTTTCACGCCGCCTGAGATTGTTGACCCGTTGTCACCTCGGATGCCGTCAATCCGCTGCGTCTCGTAATATGCGTACGCCCGGCTGAGTTGGACGGACATCGACCCGGTCTGCAGTGCGTGAATCCATTCCAGGCATGACGACAGGTCATGTCCCTGACAGGCTCCCTGTTGCCCCTGATTTTCAATCACTGCCGTCTGCATCAGGTCGCGCGGGTCGAGTGACACTTCCTGATACGTGCCACGCATTGCCAGTATATTGTCTTCCGGCTGCATCTGTTGCAGGGCGGTCCAGTCTTCACGGTCTCGCCGCCATCCTCCGATGTATCCGTCAGCCACGATAGTAATCCTCTGCGATAAACCAGCCAACGGTGAAGCACGTCACGAATGTGCCGAGTCCAGTCATGACCAGTATGCACTCGTGGTCAGTCATCACGCAGCCCTAAATCGAACGTCTGTGTTTGCTTGTCTCCGATTTCTTCGCCGCTGGGTTCAGCATAGAACGTGACATTCAACTCCGGAGGTTTCTCCAGAGTCATCTTCAACTGCAGGTCTACAATCCGCGCTGGTAGCTCTGGGATGAGATGCTTCAATGCGTTGAGCAGCAATCGGTTTGACTCCATGTTCTCTTTTATCTTTTCGTGGTCAGTCATTCCAATTCATCCGCCAGTTCTGCGACGGTCCCGGCAACCTGTGCTTCCGACAGCCGATCGATGTACGGCGCGAACGCCCGCTTGCGAAGTGCTGCCATCTGTTCGTTGTGCCATTTGGCGGCCTCCGCATCGCTGCTGAATTCCGTTGCCGCCATTTCGCGGAGCGTTGCTACTCTGCCGGCCCGGTCGATCGCGTAGGCTTGAGCGAGAACGTCGTTAGCTATGGGCTCCGGCGGATCTGGATTGATCGAATCAGGCAACCCAAATACGAGCAGTAGTCCACCTGCGGCAAAGAGTAGTCCGCCGAACACCTTCATGCGGAGGTCTCCATTGTGGATACCTGTGCTCCGGACAGGCCAGCCTGCAGGTATCTGAGCTTGACCTCCGCAGTCGTTGTTGTCTTACATGCCCCCAGTACGAGGTTCACATGTTTCACGAATCCCGGCGGCGCTGCTACCTGCGACCATTCCGGAGGGTCTTCCGTACCGCTCGGCTCGGTGATGGCATCAACATCACCATCTTCCTGCAGCCATTGCCCGACAGCGGCGAATGTCGACGGCCCGGCGGTGAGTACTCCTATGACGAGCAGGATAACACCGACAGCAGTTGCGGCGGTCTGTGGGTCCAGGCTAATTCCCATTGGCGTGCTTCCCTATGTCGGCCAGCCCCTGACCCAGCAGGTAGGTGATCAGCGGCGAGATGATGGCAAGGATTGCCTCAGTATCGACCTCCCATCCGAGCTTGAGCAGGGCTGCTGCGGCAGTCGCGGCGACTGCTGTGACGAATTTTTTTGAGGTTAATAGCCCGCGTATGAGTGATTTCATGTTTGTCCTCCTGTCAAAACTCTAACAATTTTGATGCGTGACAACAACAGGGCAGTGCGGTGGATGTATCCGCGTGGCGTCCATGCCCTGCCCTGTGGATCATTCGCCCTCCTCCGATGCCCGCAAATCAGCCACCGCCTGAGACAACACTATTACCCAGACCTGCAGCATGGCGTAGGTTGGGTGGCGATCGAAATTAACGAACTCGCCCATCGCCTCGGCAACAATTGACACGTCATTGACCGCTTTCCTATGCTCTTCAGTCACCTTCCGTTCCTCCTCGTGCATTTTGCCTTCAGCCACTCGCCGCCGAACACGACGGCCGCCAACTCAGTCAGCGTCTTGATCTCGGTCTCATCGAAGCTCGATGCGTTCAGCCACATGAAAAGCATCGCCGCCCCGAGGTACGTGACCATCTGCAGAATCTGCCAAATTGGATGCTCTGGATCGGTCATTTGCCCGCCTCCTGTCAATCGCCAGTTCTGTCGATCTTGTCACGCTTCGTCGCTGCGATGTAGTCGTCGATCACGCCCGACCACCAGTTGCCGTCGCGGTGCTGGAATGGTGCCGGCAGCGGTTGCTCTCTGACCATCTCCAACTCAACCCGCCTGCGCCGATAGTAGCCATTGAATGATTCACCCGGTTTCATACCCGCTGGTCTTGTTTTTGGCATGTCCTGCCCCGGAAGGTTCTGCAAAGTCTAGGCTGGCTGCGAGCGTACCGATTCCCCATTGCTGGAGAATCGGCAACGTGCAAGGGTCTGAGTATGGAGACGATGGCACCTGCAGACAGCAGATTCAACGCGGACAGTGGCTGTTGGCTATTCCTCCCGCGTCTGGCTCGTGTCCCGGGCGGGAATCGGTAAAGGTTCCCGGGTGCCAGATATTGCCTGTCTCGTACAAGGTGCCGCAGGTTCTGCACCACCGAACACTCTCACCGCATCGGTTATTGCGGTTCGTGACAGACGAATGCCTCCGCCTTCTCCCGGTCACGTCGGTACACGAAAAAACCACCCGAAGCAGTCAGATTGCCTCGCGTGGTTTAATGGCTTTGCAGCCAGGTGGTTCATCGACGTTATCTGACAACGTCGCCACATTTGTATTGTCGCTGATGCTGGATGTCAATACCGTCGGCCGGCTCATCGTCAGATCTCCATTCCGAGTCGCTCGGCCAACATATTGACGACTGCCAGCGGGGCCCGGCCGCTGTCTGAATAACTGCCCATCCGGTGACCGGGATTCTGTGCGGCGGTGATATTGTGGCATTCCCGCAGCAATTTCGCCAGATCGGGGAACGGATCGAGGCACGCGACCAGCGTCAGGACGGCCTTGTTGACCACCGGCGGATCATACGAGGACAACGCCCGGACCCAGATATCTGCCTGCTCGTCGGTAAACTTCGCCTGTGATTTTGCCGCACATAGGTACATCAACGATTTAGCCGCTGCCCGCCCTTGCGAGTGCCGAGAGGCTGGAGTTGAGCTCTGAGTTGTTAGCTGCCCCATCTTTGCGGTCCTTCTTTTCCCAGTTCCGGACGGCACCATGCCAATCCACGAGCTTCAGCCCGTTTGCCTTCTTCCATGCCTGCGATTCGTAGTAGTCACAGAACGCCTCTGCGTCGATCCCGTTGCCCCGCTCCCCGCAGTATTCGGCCACCTGCTCGACTGTCGGCGGCCGGAACGCCCCCCTCGCTGGCGGCGGATCCAGTTCGTCGGCCAGTTTTCGGAGTTTCCTGGCGGTTGCCCGTCTGTCGGCAGCGTCTGCCAGCTTTGATAGCTGCCTGATGGCCTGTATTGCCTCTGTGGCACCCTGCTTCAGCGTGGGCGATGTATCTGCCGCAGGTTGAGTGGCGGCCTGTGGCGGGGTGTGGGGCGTCGTGGGGACCAGTTCAACCTCCGGTTCAGAGTTCACTACTGGTTCACTATCGCCGTTGAATAGCGTTTTTGCTGGTTCATCAGGGTTCACTACCGGTTCACTATGAACTGGATGCACAATCGGAGGATTCGACTCTTTGGCAGTCGTGCTACCAGGTAGCACGACAGGACCGAACTGAAACCGAGCCCCACGGAACTCCCCGGCGAAATCGCTGCCCCACTTAATGGCCTGATCAGCCTTGCTGGCATCCCATGTCAACATCTCTCGGAACGACCGCCATGACCAATCCTCACGAATGCTACCTGGTAGCACGCGGAATCGCTCCCACACCGAACGGCACTGCTGCACCCTCTGCCGGCTGCAATCCCACCCATCGGCAATCTGCTGGTCAGTATGCCCCGCCTCGCACAATTGGCTGGCCAACTCGCCGAGTCGCCAATTGCTCGCCTTCTCCTCGCCCTCGATGATTGCCCGCCCCTCCGATATCGCCGCGTGCTCCGTCGATTCTGCCACCTGTACGATTGGATCCATCTGATTGTCCTTCTTAATCGTCGAACATGAACATCTGGCGTTTCTGGCCAGCCGACTTCGGCCCGCTGATTTCCCAGACAACCGCATTCCGGCCGCTGCGTGTCTTCCGCTGGAAGCCTGAATCCCGCACCAGCCCGCGTTCCACCAGCTCAACCCGCCGTGGACGCTGCGTGCTCGGATTCAGATTCATCATTGATTGCATTTCTTCGTCGGTCAGCCCGCCGCCTGATCCGAGGATACACCGCAACACCCGACCACGTAATGTGTCGGCATCACTTTCGATTTCAATCGCAGCGTCGAACGATGTGGCTGAGTGCTCCTGGTATTTGATTCCCACAGTTCCGCCTCCGGAAGTCCCGCGTAAGTCCCTGTAAACTCCGCAAGTACCTGAAATCGCCGCTTCGCCATGCCGGGTGAAAGAATAAGCCCCGACATGCCCGGCCACGCCCTGCCTTGCCTTGCCCAGCCTCGCCGCGCCCGGCCGCGCCTTGCCCAGCCGTGCCTGGCCTTGCCTCGACCTTGAGGATAAAAACCAGGCCCTGCCTTGCCTCGCCAGGCCCCGCCGCGCCCGGCCTTGCCGCGCCAGGCCCTGCCTTGCCCCGACCTTGAGGATAAAAACCATGCCATGCCTTGCCTTGCCGTGCCTCGCCGCGCCGTGCCATGCCTTGCCGTGCCGTGCCGTGCCGCGCCTCGCCGCGCCTCGCCATGCCCGGACCTTGAGGATAAAAACCATGCCATGCCATACCTTGCCTCGCCTCGCCGCGCCAAGCCGCGCCGGGCCATGCCACGCCCTGCCTTGCCCGGCCGCGCCTCGCCGCGCCATGCCGCGCCCGGCCACTCCTTGCCCCGCCTTGATTATTCGATGTTCACCTCAAATCCCCCGTACAATGGGCGATATGTTCCGAGCCCAATCACGCCCGCATAGTCGAAACACTGCTGCATGACTTCCCACGTCAGATCCCCGGACGGAATGAATCGAATCCCGAACTTCAATGACCACGGGGTTTCCAGGCATGGTCGCTCTTTTGGGTTCGGAATTGCTGTCCCGCTTTTGTTAATCCTCGCAACATGATGAACGATCTCAAAGTGGTCATCAAATTCATCCGGAGTGACCGTTTTGCCATCGTGTAACAATGGAATGAATTGCTCGTCAATAATCAGGCAGTTGTTGATGGCCATCCCTATAGGCTTTGCCTTCTTGCCGAAGAACATTTTTGCAACCGACTTGGTGTTCTCTGCTGACAGAGCCGAGTACAGGTTGATCTGTGGCATTACCGCAATCCCGCCGTGCCAGTACACCTTGTCGATTGGTTCTGGTTTTGCTTCGTTCGATCCCGTGTACCTGTCGAACAAGAGTGCTTTTGTTCCCGTGAATGTCACAGTCGCCGTTTTCAATTTTACTGACATGCTCTACAAGCCTTTCAATCTGGCTGGCTGACAATTTCCTCCACTCTGATCCGCCACTTGTGCGGTACTGGTGGTATTGATTGTGTAACCAACTCTCCACTTCCGCATTGCAAACTGAGTTCAGCTTGAACTCATGAAGAATTCGCAAACAGTAAGGGTTCCATGTCTGACCTTCTCTCAATCGATTGATTGCTCGTCGGTCAGTGATTCCGATTTTGTAGTGTCCCCGATCATCTGTGATGACGTACACAATGTTTTGTTCACTTGTCACGGGTCGATGAACTCCACCACCAGCCCGAACTCGCTCGCAATGTTTACCTCGGCTGTCACGCCCACCGAGCAATCCCATCCGGCCTGACAAACAACCAACATCCCCGAACACATCTCAATCAACCGCCGGTCGTACGCCTCCCAATAATCCCATTCAGTCGGCAACTCGCCAGCCAGTGCGATCGGATGCGTATGCGATATCGGGCTGATCAAGTGCACGCCCTCTGACATCAGCCGTGCGGCCGTTCGATTGACCTGCAGGAATCGCTCGAGCATTACCGCCGGGTCGTCGTGCGTGTATGGGGTTGCTAAGTAGATCATTAGACGGCATCGGCAAATAAAGCACGTTGTTGGATTTTTTGAGCTTGCGACATGCCCGGACGATGAGTGCTTCAAACTCCTTGCCGGTCATGGAAGTCTCTCCTCGCTTGATCACATAACGAACGGCACTCGCCTTCCACGTAGATTTGCGACCGCACGACGCCGCGTGGTGATCTAAGGTTCAAGTCTCTGAGCAGGTCAAATGGTCTCGGTTCAAGGTTGTCGATTAGATCTGGGTCAGGAGCATCACACGAATGAGCACAGTCGAACCCGACCCACCATGCGTCATCCGGACCAGCAGCATCACAAGGGACATCAGCCTGACCGAATGTAATTCCCCCATGCACATCCAGATTAAGGTCCATATCGTCTTTCCCGTGCCACGGGTGTCCTGGTGGAACCCGCACATATCCACAGCGGTATCCGCTGCCATTGTTCACCACGACCCACTGATAACCCTGGTGCTCACCTTCAGCCAGCACGTCGTCAGGGTGATTGATTTTAATACTGAGGCACATCGTTCTCTCCCAATAGTTTTTTAATCCATCGACGCCGCGCGTCGATCATGCCTTGCGGCCGTCCTGTTGACCTGCAGGAATCGCTCGTGTATTACCGCCGGGTCATCGTGCGTGTATGGGGTTGCTAAGTAGATCACGCCGTCACCTCGTCAAACAGAGACCGCTCTGGATTGGTTACCGATTCCAATGCCGTCGGTACATTTCGACACGCCTGATGGTAATACGATTCCTTCAGCTCGATACCTACACCGCGTCGGCCGTTCGATACCGCCCCGAATACCTCCGATCCAACGCCCATGAATGGAGTCAGTACGTTCTCACCGGGATTGCTCCACATCACGCATGACCGGTCGATGACATCGAGCTGCAGTGGGTGCATGTGCCGTTCATCGTCTCCGTCACGACCTTCCTTGTACGGCAGGGTTCTCTCCAGTCGGATGTCATCCCAGAAGCACGATGCGTACTGCCGCCATATCCAGTGCGAGTACCGATTCTTAATCTGGTTGCCCTTGTAACCTCGCAACGCTTTCAACTCCGCAGGCATCTCACGTTCGCCGGCGTAGTCCATCAATCCCTCCGGATGAACGACAGGCACCGGATTCTCGCCACGCTTGCGAAATGGAATCAGATAATCGCCGCACGCCACGTTCGTCCGTGTGCTGTCTTCCACAATCTGGCGATGAGTCAGAGCCTTCGCCATCGTGCGATTTCTGACAGCCAGCGGTTCCTTCCAGATACAGATTCTCGGCAACATCTCGAATCCGCATTCGTTGTGCAGCCTGATGATGTCGCCAGGGAAGTCCGAATACCCGCAGATGTTCGCTCCCGCCTTCGGAATGTCCGTGCAGTGAACAGCCGAGATTCTGCCCGGCAATAGCAGACGTTCAATCTCTCGCACAATGAACTCGTAGTGTTCAAAAAATTCGTTGTACGTCCGAGCGTTCGACAGGTCGCGGTCACTGCTGCTGTAATTGTAAAGACATCCCCCCTGCTCTGTTGCGAACGGTGGCGAATAGATCGACATGTGCATCGACTCGGATGGCAGAGCCTTCAGTACCTCCGCTGAATCGCCGTTGTATAGTGCGTAGTTGTCCGTGATTGTTTGTGCCGTTACAGCCATGATGGAATATCCTCCGTTTCATCGAACGTGCCCCCTCGCGACAATGCGAGTGAGTCTGACATATGCTCACACAATGACTCAAACATCTGCTCTGATTGCCGAGTCTTACGTTGGATGTTCTTTAACACTCCCTGCTCGCCTTCGTTCACAATCATGTGGACATCAACAGGATTCTCCTGCCCGAATCTCCAGCACCGCCGCACTGCCTGATAGTGCTGTTCGAATGAATGAGACGGAAAACAGATCACCTTATTGCAGTGCTGCCAGTTCAGTCCCCAGCATCCGATTTTTGGCTTTGTGACCAATCGTTTCACTTCACCTCGCGTGAATGCAGTCAGTATCTCTTCCTTCTTCTCATCGCTCATGCTCCCTTTGACCTGGACCGCGTCCGGCACCTCTTTCGCCAGCCGGTCGCCCTCGTCATTCAGCTCACACCACAACACGCTCGCACCCTTATGTGATGTTGCTATCTCTGCGGCCAGTTCGCATCTCTCACCGATACTGTTCCGCCGCTCTTCTCTCTGTTCCTGCAGGTTAGTCGCCGCCATCGCGAATAGCATTCCGTCGCGAGCCTTCTTTGTTTCCACGATGTGCTCGTGCTGATTCAGCGGTGGCAGTTCGAATCTGGAATCATCCCCGCCAATGTCTGACGGCTTTCGTATCGACCGTGCCCACGAGCACACCCATCGCCAGAACGGCTTCTGTGCATGTCCACGAAATCGATACTTCACCCTTCCCCATCCCAGATGGTCCTTCTGGGTGTCTTGTTTAAAAAACATCGTCAGCATGTCGCGATACCCCAGATAGCCGAGTGCATCCGATGACGTGCCGAGTTCGTGGTAATCATTAGGGGCGGCGGTAGCAGTGCAGAGCAAGCGATACTTCAGCAACCGGCAGAACTCAGTGACCTCTTGCTTTCTCTGGCTCTTGAAGTTCTTGATTGCTGATGATTCATCGCACACGATTCCGCTGAATAGCGAGTTGTCGAACTTCTTTAGTTGCTCGTAGTTTGTGACTACGATTCGCGGCGACCCGCTGATGTTCCCATCTCGTGACCGCTCCGCATCGATGCCGAATTTCTCAGCCTCTGATATTGTCTGCGACCCGACTGCCAGCGGAGTCACCAATAGCACGGGCTTATTAGTATGCCGTACTACGTTCTCAGCCCATACAAGCTGCTGAATCGTTTTGCCCAATCCGCAGTCCTCGAACAGAGCACACCGGCCAGACCGTATTGCCCAATCTGTTAATGTTTTCTGGAAGTCGAACAGGCTGTCCGGCATCCACGTTGGATCGAATCCTTGCAAGCTATCCGATCGTTGTTTTCTTTCCAGAAACTGCTCGTAAGTATCCATTGCTTCGTGTTCCCTCACAGTGGTTGAAAAATGATCGGCAGCGGCTTGCCCAACAGGCGGTGTCCGTCAAGAGCCGCCCGTCTATACTGTCGCCACAACGAGTGACGATCAGAACCGCTGCCGATCATGTATCGTCTATGTCAAGTTCTCTCGCCATTCCCCGCACGTATTACGACCGTGCGTTGCCGGTTGCACGTCCGTCTGCCGATTCTGAATCACGATCGGTACTGGCGGATACCTCAAACAAAAGTGAATCGCCCTTTTCGCATCCTCTGGATCATCCCAACGGTGCCGGAACATTCCCCAATGACTGCAGGTGTCGCATGTGTGCATCATGTCTCCCGTGTGAATGTCAGCACCACTCCCGCTTCCGGCTTATCAACCCACACCGTCACCTTGCCGATCACCAGATGTTGCCAGTCATCGTCCGGAATCAATCCGGCCGATACAACACCATCAATGGCAGCCTTCTGACTCTGCATCATGTTTACAATATCCCGCCGCCTGCGGTCCGGAACATAGAACGAGTAGTCAACCACTGCGGATGCCCACTCGCCCCGCTTGATCCGTTGTTCCATCATCTGCACTGCCGTCAGCCCTGCCGCGAGGTTGCGAAGTGCCTTCGTCGGACCTGCTTTGCTTCGCCATCCGCCTTTGTTGTGGGCGTGCAACTTCGCGTTGACCGGCGGCAACTCAATAACAACCGCCATCAGAACGGCACCGAATCCGATTCGTTCTTGCCGCCACTGAGATCTTCCTGATACGTCGCCGCATCCTGCGTCTGGCCTGACATCGTGCGTCGCATGAACTCCGGCCACTCGGCCGATTCCTTGATCTTCTCGCGGATCCATTCCGGGAGTGCCTCGAAATCGTCAGCCGTTGACTCGGCCAGATCGAATGTTCGCGACGGACATGCCTGAGCCGGCACCGTCATTGATTTGTGTAGTTTGGTTACGCTCTGGATCTTCGCCCGCATGTCGCCGTTTGCTTTCGCGGCGTGAACCACCTGCACGAGGCAGCCGATACCGCACAGACAGAACAGGTCGAATCCCTCGAGTTCATCCGGCGCGAACGCCCGACCCCGCCACGATTCCAGCATGTGCCGGAGGTTCGCCTTCTCTGACAGGCTGAGCGTGTAGAACGCCGACAGCATCGCCGGTTCTTCACCCTTGTCTTGATCGTACACCTGCAGCACATCAGGAAACTCCCAGCCGATCAAACATTGGTGTTTCGCTCCGTACGTGCTTTCATGCGTGCCGATATCAGCCACGAGCACACACCGAGCCAAATGCTGGTCTTCTGGAATCAGCTCGAAGTTCCCACCTGTCTTTGCTTTCGCAATTAAAGCCATCGTCATTGTTCTCCCGTTTCGGTTTGTGAATTGTCGTCGCCTTCCGGTATCCCTCGCTCGTCGTACGTGCCCCTCTCAATGGCGTTAATGTCGGCTGCCGCCTTCGCAACCAATCGTTCCCATCCTATCTGCATGCTCGCCGCTTCCACGTTCGTAGCTGCCCGCTGCGGTTCGTATTCCCACTGCGGACCGAATCCCCGGTGGAACCAATCGGCCCGCTCCAGATCGCTCGGCTGGTCCTCGTACTGGATCGCTGAGGATTCCCAGCATTCGCCCCATTCGTAGATCACGGATCAGCCTTTCCGCAGATGATTGCCGCGAACATGCCGACCGTCACAATCGCGACGGCCAGGAACATCAGACATTCGGTCAGGGCCTCATCGCTCACGTCGTCACCTCGTCGGCCTGATCTGATGCCCAGCGGATCCAGTCAGATACGCTCCTTCCTGAATTGTCCATCCTTGTGACCTCTGCAGCCAGCAGGATCGCCATCCTTCCCCGCTCCCGTGACGCCTGCATATTTCTCTGAGCCTGTGCCGGCGAGATTGTGACTTCTTCGATTTCCATTTCAATTCCGTTCTCTCGGTGAATAAAACTGGCAACCCGATCCCCGCCTTCATGCTCATCCTGCTGGATCGCTTTCGTCTCCGTCCGTAGCTACCAGATAATCTGCGGCTCTGTGCTTCCCGTGTATCACTGCTCGGGCGTAATCTTCCGACCGGCCGCACATGATCGATATCCTGCGAAGGTCCAGATGCTGGTCAAACCACAGCGACCGGATACGCTGGCACAGTCTGAAGGTCTGTTTTTCTTTCGCACAGTCCGACATCAGTATCGATTCCGGCTTTGGTTTTCCGCCTCGCGTCACGCCGCCTGTCATATGTGATTTTCTGCGGTGCCTGTTCTTCATTGCTTCCGCTCCTTCTGCTGCTGCCGCTGACTGCCCCCGTCCAGCTCAGTCCGCAGAATCTTTACCTCGTCCGGTGCTTCAAATCCCAGCCGCACCTTGTCGCCGCACACCTCAAGCACCGTCACTTTCACGTCGCGGCCAATGCTCACGCCCTGTTGTGGCCGCCTGCTCAATACCAGCATCTCAATCCTCCTTGAGTAGTTCGAGCTCTTCCATCACCTCATCGCACTGGTCCCGCCAGTACGCTGAATCCTGTTCTGAATACTGCACCCGCTGAAACAGCCGGTCAACCAGACCCGCCGCCTCACGCATTGCCGCACTCGCCCGAGCACCGACAAACACAATTGCCACCGACCCGCAGCCTATGCCGAACAGGAACCCGACCACCGCACCGAACAGGAATGTTGCCATTGCATCACCTCCGCTGTTTTGCCCAGACGCGAAACTCACCCGTCTTCCTGATCGCCTGCTCGACCGTCGTGCTGATGTTCTCGCGGGTGTCGAGATACGCCCGCACCTCCTGACTGCACCGGCCGCTAAATGATACCTTCGGTTCTTCTGCCGGCGGACGGCCGAGCGACTTGCCCGGCCCCGCCTTGCGTGGCCCCCCGTGGTTGAATGTTTGTTTCTTTGCCATGCCGTCCCTTTGTTACGTGCTGAAGAGTGGATACACGCCATAGCAGTCCGGACCATTATATGATCCGTCCCTGCCGAAGTAATCTGCCACCAGGTACTGGTCGTCTTCCGTTCCGGTCACATTCGGCCCGCCCCAGCCGATGTGATTTATTTCCCCTGATTCATCACCGTCGCGAAATGACGGCCCCTCGTTGCCTACTGCAGCGGAATCCCAGTAAATCACGGTTCCTGGAATCACTTGCCCGGAAGCGACCTGATTGATTCGTCCTGGAAGTTCGCTGGCTTCTGTTTTCGTCGTCATCGTCCCGTCTCCCGTTGTTGTGGTTGTTGTTATCGCCCAGCTTTGATAATCACGGCGGCGGCCACTGTATATCGCAATGGCGTGCTGACGTTCATGTGCTTCAAAACAGACTCAGCCAATGATGCGTTAGCTCGCAGGCTCTTTGGCGTGGTTAATCGCAATAATTCGCATGCTCTGCTGTAGCTCATCGTCCCGTCTCCCGTTGTTGTTGTTGTGTTCGTCATGTCAGTACAATATCGGCACCGATTGATTGTTGCAATACACGCAATACAGAAACCGACAAGTTTTCTGAAAGTTTCCGTCGCGCATGAAAAACCCCGCGTTTCTGCGGGTTCTGGCGGGCGGCCCAATCTGCCGGCAGGTCAAGGCGACTTCGCTTCCAGCTTTTCAATCGCGTCTTCGAGCCGCGCCACTTGATTGACCAGATACTGCGGCGGATAACGCTGTGCGACATCGTTGAGGATATCTGCACGCAACTGCAGTTGGTCGGCACGCGAATCCGCAGACGTATATCGGTCCTCTGCCAGCCGGGTAATTTTTTCGACCGATAT